CGTTTCGATCTCTTTTCCATAAACTTAAAAGAGACCGCGAGGTGGGGACATTTTGGTTACACCTACTGGCCGTGGGAATCTTTAGATTTATTTAACTTATTTGATTAATACCTATTTACATGAGAGAGTTATTGTAGTATAATAGCTCTCGTTGAAAGATACATTTATTTTATTATGGAGTAACACATGAGCAAAGAATTCCTTTGGGTTGAGAAGTATCGCCCATCAAAAGTTTCAGAAACAATCCTTCCTACAGAACTGAAGACCACCTTCCAGAAAATCGTCGATGGTGGCGAGATTCCTAATATGATGTTCACTGGTACCGCTGGTACTGGTAAGACTACTGTCGCACGTGCTATCTGTGAAGAACTGGACGTAGATTACATCATTGTGAACGGGTCGGAAGAAGGTAACATTGATACCCTACGTGGTAAGATTAAACAGTTTGCTTCCTCGGTATCCTTACAGGGTGGTTACAAAGTTGTCATCCTAGATGAGGCGGACTACCTCAATCCCCAATCGACCCAACCTGCTCTCCGTGGGTTCATCGAAGAGTTTTCTAAGAACTGTCGTTTTATTATGACTTGTAACTTCGAGAACCGTATTATCGAACCTCTTCACTCTAGATGTTCCAAATACCAGTTCAATTTTAACAAAACAGTTATGGTTCAGTTGTGTGGGCAATTCATGTCTCGCGCCCAACATATTCTCAAAGAAGAGAACGTTCAGTTTGATAATAACGTGATCGCAAACCTCATCATGCGGCACGCTCCTGACTGGCGCAGGGTCATCAATGAGATGCAGCGTGGTTCTATCTCTGGCACTCTGAACATCCCGCTAACAGCAGCTAAGCAAGTCTCTGACCCATATACTGCGTTATTCAAGGCTATTCGAGATAAAAACTTTAAGAGTATGCGTTCTTGGGTCGTAAATAATATAGATATAGAGCCCGCCGCAATCTTTCGCGGCATATACGATAAAATGTATGATTATGTTGTGCCCAATAGTATTCCACAATTAGTGCTGATACTTGGTGATTATCAATATAAGAATGCGTTTGTTCAAGATCACGAACTTAACCTAGTCGCCTGCCTCACTGAGGTCATGGCAAACGTGGAAATAAAAGCATAATGCAAAATACTTCACTATATGAAATGTCTCCCGCCGATAACGTATTATATTTTCCTAATAATGTTGATGTGAGACTTTGCCCCAAGAACGGTATGTCTACCCTAAAAGAATTATATAGAATTCATAGAGGTCACGATGAGTATATTGGTCGTGCGGGTAGACTAGATAAAGTCCGCAAAGAAGGAGACCAATTCGATATTCCCTTCCGTAAGGATAGTTTTAGACTTGCGGTTCGAAGAGATCCAATTGATAGATTCAAATCTGCGTGTGAGTACATCGTAGCGAACCAGGCCCGCCACATTCGCAGTGGCCGTGGTAATGAACTTCCTTCATTGGATAGTGACATTGAAAAAGTTATTATATCTATGGAAGATGGTTCTGTTAAAAATAATCACTTCTATACTCAGTCATGGTACATGGGCGTTCCGGAAGACTACGATATTGTCGTAGATATCAGTGAACTAAATAGATTACTAGTGCTGATAAATGAGTCCTCTGCTCTGGGGTTGTCTGCGGATAGACTAAACATTCATGACAACGCTAGTACTATGAAAGTATACGATGGTATCATGACTGCAGACCAGATTGCTAGAATTAATACGTTATATGAAAAAGACTTTAGAAGAGGATGGTGTAAGATAGATGACCGAATCTAAAAAATTAAGTCCCTTTGACTTCGTAAAAAGCATTAATGACACCAAGAAGAATTTGTTGGTCGGAGACGCGGATAATGATACATATTATAACAGTTATCTGATTAATAGGTCTCTATCCTACTTCTCAGATACCGTAATTCTTGCCAACGAAATGAACAGATTACATCATATTAGTGTGCGACTTCAGAATGACTTTCTTATAAATATTGTTAGGAAAAGAAAGAGATTTTCTAAGTGGAATAAAGCAAGTCAGACTGATGCCATTCAATTAATAAAAGAATATTATGGATACAGTAATGAAAAGGCCAGGCAGGCTCTATCATTATTGACTGATGAACAGATCAGCGTAATAAAAAATAAGGTGTATAAAGGTGGAAGAGAAAAATCTCGTTAAATGGAACTTAGATATGATGTTAGAAATAACGTTGGCTGAGCCAGATGACTTCCTCAAAGTTAGAGAAACTTTGACCAGAATAGGTGTCGCATCCCGTCGCGACAATACTCTATTCCAATCTTGTCATATCCTACATAAGCAGGGTAGATACTTCATAGTTCATTTTAAAGAACTGTTTTTACTAGATGGGAAGAAAAGTAATCTTGAGGAAGGCGATGTAGAACGTCGCAATACCATAGCAACTCTATTACAGGACTGGGGTCTTGTCGCCATAGTGAATAAAGAAGTTGCTAAAGACTGCGCTCCGATGAGGCAGATTAAAATTATATCGTACCAAGATAAGGCCAACTGGACATTACAGCCTAAGTACAATATAGGTAATAATTAATTATTTGGAATACCTAAATCATGTCAGATTATTATGATATTTTTGAAAACCGTGACGACAATATAAAAAATAAAATTCCGTTTGTGGGTAGTCTTCCGTTTAATATGGAAGATACCTACAGCTGGAATGAGTTCATGAAGATGATGGACTCGCATCCAGACGATCTATATGATCGCAACTCAGACAAAATGCGTATCGGATTAAATAAGTTTCATTCTCGCGGAAGTGCTCCGGAGTTTGCTAAGAACATTTATGAAGAGATGCAAGACGTATTCACCCTACACGCCAATAAAATCACTAACATCGCGTTTAGTGGATTTGGTCGTGCGAGTGGGTCATACCCTTGGCATAAAGACTCTATGGACGTTTTTCTCGTCCAAGTGATCAGCACTGTCGGTTTAAAAGTAGAAGGTGTCAATAACAATGAACCTTTTGATTTTAAGCCGGGTATGTACGTGTACCTCCCCCGAGGTACGCATCATCAAGTAATTCCACGAGAATCACGAGTCTCCTTCTCCTTCGGAGTTGAAGGTGACCCTTGTCCGTCGAAATACTACTAAGGTTGTTATTTGTATAAATAGCGACTCAGGATATGCCGAATGGTTCGGGTATCCTATTATACTTGCTTTTAATTAAGGAGTCATTACATGACAAACACAGCAACAAAATCACTATTCCCTCGCTCAGCATTCGTAGGATTCGATTCTATGTTTCAAGACCTAGACCGCGTCTCACGCAACTCGGGCGATAACTTTCCCCCACATAATATTATTACTACTGGGGGTAACAATTACCTTATCGAATTAGCATGTGCCGGTTTCGGTGAAGATGAAATCGATATCGTAATACAGAACCGCACACTTACCGTTCGAGGTAAGCATGAAGACCGTGGTAGGGAATATATTCACAAGGGTATCTCAACTAAGAAGTTTGAGAAACAATTCCGTCTGTCGGAGTATGTTGAAGTAACTGGAGCTGATTTCAGGAATGGGTTACTTGCCATAAAATTGGAAGTCGTAATACCTGATAGTCAGAAGCCTCGTAAGATATCAATCAATTCTAACGAGGAAACAAAAAATGCAAAAGAGAAAATCGTATAACAGTCGTATTGACCAAATCGGTGTTATCTGTGCTGCGGTACTTAGTGGCTATACCATTATGTATTGTCTAACCTTACTTGCTTAACTAAATAAGGGGGACAGCAATGTCTCCCTTTTTTTAATTATGGAAACTGATGAATGAATCTTATATATCAATATTTCGATGGTGATATCACCCCTGAAGTAGAAGCGGGCGTTCATCTTATGACAGAATATGCTAAGACTGTCGGTGTTGAATACATGTTCGAGCATAATACCGATTTCTTACAAACACATTACCAATACACTACTGGTAATCGTATCCAAAATAATGACGTGTACTTCGGTTCACTGAAACCCTTACTAGACCCTCGGTTTGACCAATACGACAAAATTCTTTACGCGGACGTTGATGTTCTTCCTATCGAGGGACTGACTGATAATATATTTGATGAACTCACGGGTGAAGTCGGAGTCGTCGAAGAAACCTTCCATGATAGAATTCCTCCGACTAAACTAAAGAAACTAAAAGAATGGAAGGAAGAAGTTGCTGTTGTTGATGTATCATTTAACAGCGGAGTCGTGTTGTATTCAAAACAAATCAGAGAGAAAGCGAGGAACTGGTTTGACCTACCTGAATACGTAGAGTGGATGATTGATAAGGCACCTAGGTTAAATGACTTTGAAAATAGAATGCCTGATGAATATTTTCTGACCGCTCAACCATATCTTCAGTATATGTTACATAAGAATAATGCTGACATACAATTGTTAAGTCAGGACTGGAATGGTCATATATGGACAGACAGCGTGAAGCTTTTTAATAATGTGTCTGAAATCTGGAATGATATGAGAACCCCAACTACTAAGTTTGTTCATTGTAGGTTAAGAAGTGGTAATCAGGAAGAGTTTATCAAAAGGAGAATTTCTTGAAAGTAAGACAGATAGTAATCAAGGGTAATGAAAGGTCAGAAGAGTATGCTGAGATTTCTCGGAAGTCTTTTCAATGTGCTATTGACGATGGGTTTATTGATGGTATAGAAGTGTTTGATGCTATCACTCCTGAGTCTGATACGTTTCAAGAACATGTAGACCGTTACAACTGGAAGGCTAGTCTCATGGGAGTCGACCTACATTCTGGTAACGCGAAGGACGATCACTCTCCTACAGAGAAGGCAGGAATGTGTTCTCATTGGGAACTCATGAGACAACAAGCAGAGTCCGGTGAGAAGTTTTGGGTTATAGAACATGATACCTATCTGATTCCTGAGCGATACGAGGTGTTTAAATCTCTCGCGAAGGCGTCGGACAGTATGCTTTACGCCAACATAGGTTTGTTTATGGGGATGTATTCCCTAGATAGACGGTTTGCTCATTGGGCGAATCATACTCTTGTTAATAATAATTTTCCAATCAACTGCGGCCCGTACTGTACCCTACAGAGATTGTTTAGAACGTACACCACGTCTCATCTGGCACTACCTGAAGTAAACTATCTGGGGTTATCTGATACTGCTATACATCCATGGCATGGGTGTGATACTTTGACCTTTTGTCGCGACATTGGCGAACCGTTCAATATGCTTGACAAGAATGGTAAAGGTATTCTTACACCTACCACTCAAGTCATCTCTAAGAGGTTGTTAGTTACTCAAGACCATCACGGTTATAATGAGACTCATATTAATGAACCTTGGACACGACACAAGTTTTTCGCAATAATTGATTGACAAACCCTTCAGAGTCATGTATAATATCAGCATGAATTGAATGACTGTATGTGCTATATTCTAGTTGACATACTACGCTAAATACTGTATAATGCAACTTATACAACTGAAGGTATATTATGACTTACACCCCCTATACATTACAAGATGTTTACGACGCAGCATCTCAAAAGAAATTTAACGTAGTCTCCACCTTTGCGGGTGGTGGCGGTTCATCCACTGGTTATCGTCTTGCCGGTGGTGATATTCTCGCGATCAATGAGTTTGTCGAAGAAGCACGTAACACCTACAAAGATAACTATCCTACCACTCCTATCGTCCCCAACGATATCAAAGAATTGTCTGGTCAAGACTTTCTAGACCTTGTCGGTCTCAAGAAAGGTGAACTGGACATTCTTGACGGGTCACCCCCGTGTTCAGCATTCTCTGTCGCAGGGAAACTTTCCCATTCATCGGATGGCAAACATTCTGATGGATGGGGACAAACTAAAAAATACTCTGATGGTAAAATTGTCGAGAATATTGAAGACCTGTTCTTCGAGTTCCTTCGTGTTGCTAACGATATTCAACCCAAGGTTATTATCGCGGAGAACGTTAAAGGTCTTACTATTGGTGAGGCTAAGGAATACTACGCACGTATTCTAAATGAGTTTGAGAATATTGGTTACGAGGTTGTGTCGGAAGTACTAGATGCTCGTTACTATGGTGTATCGCAAACTCGTTCACGTGTAATCTTCATTGCCGTGAGACAAGATGTTGCTGACAAGGTTGGTCTACATTTCTTGACAATGAATCACTTATTCCCTACACCATCTAACACCACAATTCCACTGAAGGATGCTCTCGTTGGTTTGGAGTATGACGAGGAAGAAGTCAAGTATCTGACCGAGAAGTTCGAGAGAACCGCCTACTGGAAAGACACGGGATCTCTAATGCCAAGGTTCCCTGATAAGGTCTTGACTGGTGGTGACTATCATCCTAAAGGACATCACTTCAACCTTAAACGTGTATCTCTCGAAGCTCCTGCTCCTACTCTTACCGCAATGGGTAATGGTGACACTACTGCCGGCGCATTTCACTGGAGTGAACCAAGAAAGTTGACACTAGGTGAATTAAAGCGTATAATGTCACTTCCTGATGATTTTAAACTCACGGGTAAGTGGAACCAGAAGGCAGAACGTGTTGGTCGTATGGTTCCTCCACTAATGATGAAAGCAGTCGCAGAGAGCGTTTATGAGAACGTATTGAAGGTGTATAATGAAAGATAGAGAGAAGTATAAAGACTTTACGTTTGGTCACCGCGAAGAAGGTTTCGATAATCACATCGATGCTTCGATTCGTCACTACTCCACGCTCCATGATGACGTGGTAAACCTATCACGTTACTTTGTAGAGAACGATACTAAGGTCGTTGACATTGGATGTAGTACAGGTAAGACTATCGAAGCAATGGTTGAACAGAATCATACTACTGCCCCTAACGCACATTACTGTGGTGTTGAGTATGCTCCGGTATTTCAAGACGATATGACTGCGCGACAGACAAGACTTAACGAAGGTGGTCATCACGTCTGTTTTCAAAACAAAAACATCATCCACCACAACTTCGCCAACTGTTCTCTTGTGACATCTATCTTTACGTTACAGTTTATGCAACCTTTATGGAGAAAGAAAGTACTACAGAACATCTATGACGGACTCAACGAAGGTGGTGCGTTTATCTTTGCTGAGAAGACTTATGCGGAGAACTCACGTATCCAAGATATGATGACCTCTACGTTTTATGAGTACAAGGCACAGCACTTTACCTATGAAGATATTATGGAGAAAGAGAAGATTCTCCGAACTATGTTGAAACCGATGACTTGGAATGACCTGACTAGTCTACTGACCTCAGTTGGTTTTGATTCAACAAAGATTCAACCGTTCTGGATGAATCACCTGTTTGTGGGTGCTATTGCGATAAAGTAATAGTACTATTATATAAACGTCATAAAATAGAGGATTCGAAATATGACTTTAAGAGTAGAAAAATTGGGGTTTGATCCCAAATCAGAAACAAAAGGGGTTACCCAGCTGTTATTAACTCCAACAGTCGCCCAATACATTCTTGACAACCATAACTATGATAATAGACTTATTAAAAAGAATCAAGTCAATAATCTTGTTAGGAATATTGAGAGAGAAGGTTGGTTGTGGGATGGTGGTGCTTTAACATTCAACACCGATGGTAACATAACTGAGTTCCAGCATAGATTGATCGCTGTGATAAAGTTAGGTATAACGGTATTAGTTCCGGTTATACTGGGAGTTATGCCTGACACCTTTACCAAAGGAACCGAAGCTCGTAAGCGTACTGCCGGTGATGAGATTCAACGCAAGTATCCAAAGGCAAAGGCTAGTGAGATAACTACTCTGGGCGATGCGGTAAAACGTAAGGGTCTCCCTTCCCTTAACATGTCAAATGCCATTGAATATTGGAAAAGTTATTCCGGTATAGTGAAGAGAGGTAATGATATTATAGACGATTTCTTTGATAGCGTTTCAGAATATTCCCCCTACCGAAGAAACTTTGCTTCTTGGGCATCTCTCATGTCGGAGATTGGTGAAGAAGACACTGCGATTCAGTTTCTAGACTGCTTGAAAGACGAAATTCTAGGACAAGATAGTTTTGCTTTAACTACCGATTTCTTTGAGTTCTTCAAAGAACAGTCGTGGTCTATGAGTAACTCTGGTCGCGCAACTTTCATGTTCCAGTGTCTATGTGTTGCGTCCGATAGATTCCTTAAATTTGGTCACGCGAATATCCAATTACATGGTAATGTGTCTAACTTCAATCATGTTAGTCTGAATAAAACTGGGGTATACCGCAAGTTTCAGATCAACCAAGATTCTACCACATGAATGTTATTTACCAGTATTGGGATGGTGATTTAAGAGCAGATATCTTGTTGGGTCGTCGCATGATGGAGGAGTATGCTAGACGTATAGGTGTTCATTACATATTTGAACATAACCCTGACTTCTTATCAAAACATTTTAACTATTCGGTAGGTGATAAGGGTTACTTCTTTTCAGCACTAAAACCTATATTCGACCCTATGTTCGATGAATATGATAAAGTTCTGTTTGCTGACTTAGATATATTTCCCGCAGAGAAACTACAATATAATATATTCGACGCATTCAATGAGAATATGGATGTTGGTATGGTACCTGAATTGTGGGTACTGGATAATCCTATGCCAGACCACAAACGCATTGAACTTATAGAATGGGATAACTTGGTGAGAACTAAGTTGGGTGTTGAGTTTCCTAGTATAGATGGGCAATTACCTATTGCGTTAAACAGTGGTGTTGTGATATATTCGAAGAAGATGCGTATACGCGCACGTACGGAAGGGTGGTTCGACCTTAAAGACTATGTTGAGGTTATTCAGGATTCTGGTATAGATGCGAGTTATTATATAACAGACCAGCCGTACATCCAATATATGTTATTCAAGAATGATGCGACTGTTCAATATCTAGACCAGACATGGAATGGTCATACGTGTACCGACCTATTGATGAGTCTTGATGGTCTCCCTGTTGTGAAACACTACGATTATCGCAAACCTAATACTAAGTTTAATCATTGTCGAGTTCAGGGTACTGATTTAATGGGAATGGGCACACTTCTAGATGTTGCTAGACGACCTATGAGTGAGTGGGATAAGGATATTTTAAATGGTAGTTATATTAAGAGCCATATGGGGTAATTGATGATTAGAGAAATTCTCTCTGACCACATAGCAGGAAAGGTGCCGCATGATAAAGTTGCGGTACTTCTTTCTGGTGGTGTTGACAGTATCAGTGTGGCAATCGCTGCACAGGATGCTGGGAAGACTGTACACGCGTATAGTTTCCATCTTGAAGGACAACCATCTTATGACCACGCGAAGGCAAAGGAAGTCGCAGAAATCATGGGGTGGGAGTTCACCACTATTATTGTCCCTACTGATAACCTAGTTGAAGACTGGCACCGACTAGTCAAACATGGTTGTCGCAAGAAATCCCACTACGAAGCCGCAGTGTTTCCCTTCCTCTATTGTTATGAAAACATGACAGAGGAATACTGTATCACTGGATGGGGTGCTGACGCATACTTCGGGTGTTCTAAGAAAGCAATGATTAGATACTCTTCTTTTAAAAAGAAGCGCAACTATGTCAAGTACTGTAAAGAAAACAACCAGAAGAGAGTCAACTGGAATGAGTTCCGTAATGCCTACCTCGACGGTGACTGCGCAGGACTAAAACAACACACTAATCTAGCAGAGAAACATGGTAAGGTTCATGTTACTCCGTATCTAGATCCACGCGTACGCGAGTTCTTTATGAAGTTCTCGTGGGAAGAACTCAACAAACCAAAACAGAAGAATATAATTCGAGAAGAGTTTGAGATCGAAAAAGTTCTTGGTAAGGTCAAACCCCACATCAACCTACAACTAGGTGGCGGGATAGACAAGTTATTTGAAACACTACTAGATAATGGTGAGATTAATTACAAACGTCGTCAGCGAGTGATGGACATTTGTAGAGACTGGTACGAACAGAACAATACTGCTACCCTTTCCGATTTTTTCTCTTGACACAGCGTTCATATTAACCTATAATGGCCACATGATAAAAAATACTAAAGAATTCTATACCTCAGTTGTCCGTCGCGGCAATAACTTGCTGTATCGCGGATACAAAAATGGCGAACGCGTCAAGAAAAAGATTGCGTTTAAACCCACTCTATTTGTCAATAGTGACAAAACCTCACCTTGGAAAACCCTAGACGGTCAGAATGTCGCGCCCGTGACTTTCGACTCTATGTCTGAGGCGACCGAGTTTGATAAACTGTATCGTGACGTTTCTAACGTCAATGTGTACGGTATGAATAACATGGTGTTTCAGTACATCGCTAAAAAATTCCCGACCGATATCGAGTTCGACCGTTCTTCGGTAGAAGTCACCAACTTCGATATTGAGGTTGCGTCTGACGCGGGGTTCCCTGAACCTAGTAAGGCCGAACATCCTGTCATCTCTATTACGTTACGCAAGAACGACGGTGTCTACTGGGTGTGGGGTCTGAATGACTATGTGGTCACACGTAAAGATGTCTTGTATATCAAATGCGATAACGAGATGGATTTGTTGCGTAAGTTTATTGACCACTGGAGTCGCCATACTCCCGACGTAATTACTGGTTGGAACACTATGGGATTTGATATTCCGTACATCATCAACCGTACGCGTAATCTATTTGGTGACGAAACACTACTTTCTAAACTATCGCCTTGGGGTATCATCCGCGAGCGCAATCGGGAATACTTCGGTAAGAAGGTTCAAGAATATATCCTTGAGGGTATTGAGCATCTCGATTACTTGGATGTTTACAAGAAGTTCACATATACCCAACAAGAATCGTATCGTCTCGACCACATCGCGACTATCGAACTCGGTGAGCGTAAAATCGACTACGAAGAACACGGTACCCTGTTTAATCTCTACAAAGAAGATTACCAGAAGTTCATCGACTATAACATTAAGGATGTTGAACTCGTTCATGCGTTGGACGAGAAACTCGACCTCATCTCCCTTATCCTGACTATGGCATATAAGGCAGGTGCCAACTACGGTGATACCCTAGGTACTACTAATATCTGGGACAGCATCATCTATCGTATGCTGAACGCGAAACAGATTGTGGTTCCACCTAAGACAGATAAACCTAAGTCCGCATTTGCCGGTGGTTACGTGAAAGAACCTCAAGTCGGTTCGCACGACTGGGTAACCTCTTTCGATTTGAACTCTCTGTATCCTAACATCATTGTACAGTACAACATGTCCCCCGAGACTGTTTTGGATGGTATTGTTCCAAATATGTCTGTGGATAAAATACTAGACGGTACTATGTATAGTGACGACTTTGATTATTCTAAACTCTGTCATTCTATTGCGCCTACTGGTGTTAGATTCTCGCACGACCGAAAAGGTGTTGTTCCTTCAATCATCGAACAATACTATTCGGAACGTCGGGTAGTCAAGAAAGAGATGTTGGAACTTCAACAAGAGTATCAACATAATCCATCTAAGGCGCTCCAGTATAAGATTACCTCTCTGAACAATAAACAGGCCGCCATCAAGATTCTTATGAATTCACTTTATGGCGCCCTTGGGAATCGCTATTTTAGATATTTTGATCAGCGAGTTGCGGAATCAATTACTATTGCGGGTCAACTCGCAATCAAATGGGCAGAGAGAGCCGTTAACAATGAAATGCAAAACCTCCTTAAAACAGATGAAGACTACGTTGTGGCAATTGATACCGACTCTGTTTATATTCGTATGGGTGCCTTGGTTGATAAGTTTGCTCCTAAAGACCCTGTTAAATTCCTAGACAAGATTTGTTCCGAACACTTTGAGAAAGTTCTGGAAACATCTTACGCAGAGATGGCGAAGATTACTGGCGCATATAGTAATCGTATGGAGATGGGACGTGAAGTTATCGCTGACCGTGGTATCTGGATGGCTAAGAAACGTTACATCCTGAACGTCCATAACAACGAGGGTGTCCAATACGCAGAACCTAAACTCAAGATGATGGGTATCGAGGCAATCAAGTCTTCGACACCTTCGGTCGTGCGTGACAAGTTCAAGGAAATCTTTCGGGTTATCGTAGAAGGTACCGAATCAGACACACAACAGTACATTCGAGACTTTAAGTCCCATTTCAGAACCTTACCACCCGAAGATATTTCATTCCCTCGTGGTATATCTGCCCTGAACAAATGGGTAGACCGCAAGACTATCTTCAAGAAAGGTACTCCGATTCATGTGCGCGGTGCGTTGTGTTACAATGCCGCATTGAAGACTCACGGTCTGACACAGAAGTATCAGGAAGTCCAGACGGGCGAGAAGATTAAGTTCGTTTATCTGAAAGTTCCTAATTACTTGGGTCAGAATGTTATATCATACCCACTTAATATGCCAAAAGAGTTGCGTCTACATACTCATATCGATTATGACCTGATGTTTACTAAAAGTTTCCTAGACCCACTTACTCCCATTCTTGATGCGGTTGGTTGGGACGCGGAACCTCCGTCGTCACTAGAGGATTTCTTCGG